CTATTGAAGCTAAAATGGATTCATTAGATAATGTTTTTAAGATAAGGGAAACTGCAAATCTTATAGGTGTCTCTCAAGATTCTGTTCTTAATATGTCAGATAGTACTTTAACAGCTGCAGCAGATAGTGCTTTACAAAAATTACAGGAAGTTCAAGACTTTCCTGAGATAGTTCAAGACCCTCCTGAGAATATGGCATATTTAAATCCAGATATTACCACATCAAGACCAGGAGGTTGGTTGGGAAGAAATATAAGGGAAAAAATGAGCATTAGAGGTACTGAAATAGCAGAAGGTGGTGAAGATAAAGGTTTTAGAATAGATCCTGATGCTATAGCTCATAGATTACCACCAACAGAAGGAAAAGAATATTTTGAAAGAGTACTTCAGCAATATCATAAAGAACTAAGCAAGCAAAGTGATGTTCTTTTGAGTCCTGGGTCTTATGGTGATTCTAGATTTGGTGAAAAACTAATGCAGTTAAATACTGATTTAAAAATTAGAGAAAATTTAACTCAACAGTTAAGTGATGTGTATAAAACAATACCTGAAACTGAAGAATATAAGAATATAAGAAATATTTATTTATCTAGAATTGAATCGAATCCCACTGGTAGAAGTATTAGTGCAGGTAAAGAAGATTTTGTTTTACATACTCCATTGTCTGATGAAGAACCAGAAAAATATACCAAGGACTTTTTACCCATACCTGAAGAAATTGCTGCTTTAGAAGGATGGGGGCGTAATCCATTTATAGAAGTTTCTGATTCTTTAAATGCTATATCTGATTTTAAGGCTGAATCTTTAGCAGCGGATGTACCTATAACTACACAAGATCAGCCCGAATGGTTTTTTGACCAAGCTTCTGCTGAATAATATATATGTCTGCTTACGATCGTTTTAATGTAGATGCTCTACTAGAAGAGATACAAAACCCACCTGTTACAACTGATCTTGCACAACCGCCAAGAGAAGGATTTGGAGCTACTGCATTTGAAGCTATGGGTCAAAGTCTTTGGGGTTTTACTACTGGGTTTAGCTGGGGTCTTCCTGAGATAGCAGATATTGCTGATGAGGCGGTAACTGGAAGACCTAATAGAATAGAAGAATGGGTAACAAGTATACCTGCTAAAGCATTTACTTTTGGAGATGACAAAGAAAGTTATGCAGGAGATTTTTCTTCATCTGCTACTGATCGGGAACTAACACTTCCTGGCAAGATAGGATATACTGTAGGGAATGCAGTTGGTATGCTAGCTAGTTTCGGTTGGCTCGGGAAAGGACTTAGTGCGGGAATAAGAGGAGTCTCAAAATTAGGTTCAGGAGGTATGACTACTGCAACTAAACTTGCACAGGATGAAATAACTGAATCATTTGGTAAAATAGTATTTAAAGCAGGGCAGAAAGAAGGAGCAGAGCAGTTTACTGAAGAAGTATCTAAAGATATTGCTACAAATGCTCTTAATATTGTATCAAAATCTGGAGTTCATTACCAGGCAAATAAAAAGCTTGGTGATGCTATGATCCAGCAAGGCTTTAAGCAATCTATAAAAGAAGAAGCATTAAGACCTATATTGGGGAATATAGATGATGCTTTACTTGATAAGTTTGCTGGAGAAACTCTTGAAATAGCAATGAGAAGAAGTCCCAATGAAGGTATGAATATTATTAATAATGGTGTTCTTAACCTGATGAGAAGGGGCGGTACTATACAAGATCTCTCCAGAGCACAAAGAATTTCTGCATCTGTAGCAGGTGCAAGTGTGTATGATGCATTGCTTGGTACTGTTATAGGTGCTGTAAGAGGTCTTGGTGAATATAAAATTAATGAATCATATAATTGGAATAAACCTGAATCTGCATTGGGCCATATTCTTGATACTGCTGCTCATGAAGCTGCAATCTTTTCAATACTTGGCCCTGTTAAATTTATTAGGGGTGGTGGCCGATTAAGTGCAATTAAAAAAACCAAGGATATGACACGTGGTGTTATTAATAGTTTAAGACCTGTTAAGAAAATGACTGCAGAACAACTTGAAACTAATATAGAGTTGATGCATCATTTGAGTGGTGGGAATATATCTTCTCATTTAGGTGGTAAATGGATTGGTAAAGCTGATGGATGGTGGAAAGGTGCTGGTAAACTATCTAAGAAAGAAGCTGAAAAGTCTGTTAAAGAAATGCGTGAGTTCCTTACAGAATCACGTCGTGTATTTTTAAAGGAAGCACCAGGTGTATTTGCCAGTGAAGTAGGAGCAGATATGTTTTATAGTCTTCCTAGAATGATGACTGGTGCTGTTGCTATGAATCTTACTGGATTGAAACAGGCTATTGATGAATATGGTGTTACTGGTTTTATGGAAGGATTTGGTGCAACTGATTATGAGAAGGTATCGAATATCATGACAGCTATGTTCTTTACAAAAACACCTCATTCATTTCATCTCCCAGGAGCAGCTTACCCTGCTTTTGAAACAGGTAATATAAGAAACTTCTCATCAAGGAAGGGTGAGCAATTTAGTAAAGTAGTTACTGGATTAAATCTTATAGGTGGTAGGAATTATAAAAGTGCATTACAAATAGCATCTCAATATGGTGGTATGAGTGATACTACTCCTGCTGATCATTTTAATAAAGTATATAGTAAGTCCTTTGAAGGGGCTGAAGAAATACAACGGATAAGAGAGGTAATAGATCCTCATACTTCTGAGAAATACGTTACTCCGCAAGGTGAAGAACCTATAGGTGGACTAAGAGTAGCAGGTGCTAAATATATAGCTGAGAATGTTACTGAGATAGGAGAAAAAGCTGATTGGAGAAATAAACTAAGTACAGCTTTAAAAATAGTTAGATGGCATGATGAAAATTCTGCAAAGACTATGGACATCAGTGCAGGATTAACAAAGGAAGCAGCTGGTGATCTTATTAATAAACTATCATCAATTGAATTTGATGGTAAAAGATTAAGTCCCAGAGAGCCACAACAACAGTTAAATGATTGGCTTGCTGCAAGAATATCTAGAGAAAGTAATGTTCCTATCAGTATTATAAAAGATTTTGTTGTAGAATCATATAGAGAGCTTGGTGTTCCTAATGTAGGGGAAATAGATGGTGTAATAGTAGTTCCAAGAATAAATGAAAATCTTTTTGGGTCTTATGTTGATAAAAATACAAATAAAAGAGATGGATCCAGACCTGAATCTGGAGAGGCTTTAAGAAGTCTTGTTACAGCAACTCAGCAATTAGAAAAATTAGGTGTTGTAAGATTTGCCGAAGCTGTTCACGATGCTTCTTCAGATGAAATGATTTCAAAAAGTATTGATGTAAAAAATACTGCTGTTAAGAAGATGATGCAGTATGTACATGGTGATGCATGGGAAACAAAAGCATTAGATGATTCTATTCTAAGAAATCCTTCTTGGTATGTTCAGCATAATAAATTATCTGATATCTCTCAGAAACTGAATGTAGAAAGAGTATTAAAAGGTTCAGGTGATCATGGTCTTGATGAAAATTCTGCGAATAAATTATATGAAGACTTAAGAGACAATCTTTCAGGTAACAGTTTCCCCGAAATAACTACTAAAGACAATCTTGTAATGGATGATGTGCAGATAAGTCAGACAGCTGATTTAGCAGGTGCCATTAAAGATATGAGGCGTGTACATAATCTTGTAAATCTTGTAAACCCTCAAAGTATTTCAGGCCCCCAAAGGAATTTATCAGCAGAAAGATTACTTGAGATTCATGGACAATGGTCAAGGACTCTTGGTGATGCTGTTACTAATGATGTTTTGTACAGTAAAATGCAAGAATATTTGGTTGGTAAAGCTATTAAGAATCTGGGTATAAGTCGTCTTTCTGGTGGATATAACCTGCATGCTGGTATACATCAGCTGGTAACAAATAAAGAATTTATGCGAAGTACTGGCATGCAAATTCCTAAAGTGGAACAAGTAAAGGCTATGCTTGAAGCAAAAGGAGATCAGATTACTCCTGAAACACGTGACAGTGTTTTGAAATATTATAATAGTGTAGTTGGGGCTATAACTGAGTCAAGACTTGGAAAAATCCAGGTAAGAGAAATGGTTGAACAGCAACAAGGTGCCTGGTATGAAGCAATAAGATCATCTATGCTTACTGGAAGAGGAAGGGCAAGCGAGTTTGCTTATGAAAGAATTTTAGATTTTACGAATCAAGCACAGGATCTTCTTGATCAGCATCAAGTCTTTGCAGATGAAATGACGTTGAGTGCATCTAGAGAAGGTATCAATACTATAAAGGAAAAGAAATTAACTGGATTATTTATGGCAGCAGAAGGAGATATAAGAAAGGCTGTTGCTCAATATAAGAGTGCTATAGAATCAGGAGATGGATTTATTGTTCATGCATATGCAGATCGTATGGATAGATCTATGGAATTATTAGATTTAATAACTCAATCTGCTGTTACAGGAACGCATGGTCAGTATACTCAGGAATTATTAAAACTTAGCAGAGAAGCTATAAGTGAAGCTGAAAGAAGCGGTTGGACTGAATTAACTGTAAAGGAAGAAGCTTCCAGAATAATGGGAAGACATACTATACCAGAAAAAGACACAATAAATACAGGGATTCGTGTTTCATCTTCGCAATTTGCTCAAAAATATGATTTAAATATTACAGATATGACAAATATGTTTTTGTCTTATAGGTCAATGAACACTACAATGGGTAAGACTGCTGAATCCATATTGAATGTCTTAGATAAAGTGGATCCTATGATGGAATATAATGGTGTAAGAATATTTACACCACAGCAAGCAAGTGATATTTCAAAGACAAGGGAATATGTAAAGAATGTAATTGCTAAATCTGGATCTCCTGATCCAAATAAATTCTGGCAAGAGATTGTAGATCCATTAATGTTCAGTATCAGAACAAATGAAATTGTAAGAAACCGTAGTAAGATTAATAAAGAGCCTGAAGGTGGATGGGATAAATATAACCAAACACTTATATCCGACATCAGTTCTATAACTACAGCATATTTTAGTAGTATGCCTGTAAAACAATATTCCTATAGAAATGGTCAATTATTTCTAGGTGAAGCTAAGGTAGGCTACACAGATAAACATGGCGTACAGGGTGTAATTTCAGCCTTAAATGGCACATCTGAAATATCTATGCTAAGTAATGGTTTTTATATAGGCGGTAAATATGTTTCAAAGCCAAATAAGAAACAAATGCAAGAGATTATCAGGGAGATTGAATCAGGTGATGGATTGCATGTTGAGATGGATAATGGACTTAGGGAATATCTTGGAGATAGAAAAAAGATTGAAGATCATAAAGCAGCGGAAGGTAATGATGCTATTATCCTTAATAAGCAAAGATTTAAAGTTATAAGTGCTGATGAAAGCACGTTAATGCTTGTAAGAATAGGTAGGGATGGTCGTATTGAGAATGATCTTTTATCTGGCTTTCGTAAATCGGGTAAAAATGCAGATGGTCAGAGAATGTCTGGTGGACATTTATATGAAAAGATCCAAGCATCATTAGAATACGATCCAATAACCAAGAGTGTAGATTATCCTACTGAAATTTCAAGAATTGTTGATAGAATCAATGAGGGTAAGCTTACAGATAATGAAATACATGATGCAGTGGTATTGACAAGAATTATTAATGATAGACCATCTCTTATAAGGAAGTTTGCTGAGTTATCTGCTGAAGAAAGAAAGAAATCCTGGAAGTATCTAAAGCTTAGTGAGATGAAGGGTGGATTTGTAGGTCATGAAGAGAATCTTGCAAGAGTTAGATCATTTTTAGAAGGAGCTGCTAGTCAAGATAAGTCTGGTTTTTTTGCAAATGTTTTAGAACAGGCAAGAATATTTTTACCTAAAGATAAGAATGCTAAGTTTCCAAAGATGAAACTGCTGTCTGTTGCTGATGAAATGGTGCATCAAGATGGTAAGTTAAATATATTTTCATCTATTGATCATAAAATAGCAGAATTAACCGATCTGAAATCAAGAGAAATAATTGATGAAGCTACATTTAACGAGAATGTAACTAAATATAAAGCTCTTAGTAAATCTATAGTTGATGGTGAAACATTTATATCTAAACGTGCTTATGTAGCTAATCTTGCTATGATGGGAGGTATCAGTCCTGATATGGTTAAGTTTGGCCCTGGTGGTGAGATACAAGAGATAATGATAGGTGGTATCAAGCCTACTATATCTCATACAGATGTTAAAACAGACATGAGTGATCTTACAAGTTATGGGAGAGTTAAAGAATTCTATGCAAAGACAGCATTCAAATACAATCCTGAGTTTGATCAACTATTTACTGATTTAAAAATAGATGGTATTACATTTAATTCAGCTAATAAGATCAATGAGTATAGAAATAAAATATCAGATCCGTGGTACAATACCGATATGGAACAAATGCAATCTACTATTGCAGCTGGGAATCGCAATGTACATGCATCAATAAAACCTATTGAGAGCCATGTTGATATGCCTAAAGGTTTTGGTTCCGTAAGTCAATGGTTGGGTAAAATTGGTAATATTATACATCATAGTACAAATATACATGAAATACCTTTTGAATCTATCAACTTAAAATCTTTAGGACAGCCTCATGATCCATTAGTAGGATCAAATCTCAGTGTACATATGCATGATAATGTAGGAATCAGGGAATGGATTGGATTAGATGCTAAGATTAAAAATACATATAGTGCTTTTGAAAAATATGTAGATCCATATTATGCAACAAGATTAGCTCGTGATCTATTTGCTCATTCTTCTGATACAGGAGATATGACATGGCTTAATACAGGTATAGATCATTTTCTAAAACATGATGGTCTTTTAATATCCCCATGGGCAAAGACGAAGATAGAAGAAAAGATTATTCCATACTTTATGAATAATGGTATGATAGCTGCAGGTCGTGTACCAGAAGGATCTTTAGATGTTATGACTGCAGATACTGGAGGTTTAAGAACATCTACTGTAAGAACAGAAGCTGATGGTGGCAGATCAGTTCAATTATATGGTGAGTTTGTCCAATCAAAACATGCTGCTGAAAAAGAGTTTAAGATTGGTGGTGTAGGAAAGAGAGAAGATGTTCAAAGTGTTATTATACAGACTGTTAAGCATGGTAGTTTTGATCGTGAAGGCAATTATGAATTAAGATCTTCAGACGCATTTCTTGTTAGACGTGGTAAGGAGAAGTATGTTATTATAGAAGGTAAGGCTATTGATAAGGAAGGTAGTCTAAGAGATATATATGATGATTCAATTATAAGCTATAAAGGTAATAATTCTACAGATAATAAACGTGCTAAGGTTGAAAATAGAAAAGTATTTAATGAAGTAGTAGCAAGAGAAAATGAATTCCTTAATGATTATGTTCAAAAGGGAATGAATTATAGTGAAGTTATGACACAGCTTTACTGGCACGGTCAGGATCCAGCTTATAAAGAATATGATATGGCACTTGGCTCACTCAATAATAGACAGCCAAGAAACCAGGCTGGTGATGTTGTAGTTAGCAGGTTGAAAGCACATGAAATAGATGGGAAGGTAATTACACATAATGGTGAATTTGCTGGTAATAGCAGTAGGATGAATCATGCTGATGCTATCAATCCACAAGATGCTGATTATGATATGGATAAATCTTCTTCATTCCTTGCTGCTCCAAGCAGATTGTGGGCTGAAGCTGGAAGACTTGCTGGATATAGAACTGTAGATGATATTAAAGGGATAGAAGCTATTTTTGATAAATTTAGTGCAGAGAATCCTAAACTTTTTACATGGGAAGGTGATCCTCATCAATATAAAGGTGAGATAAATGCTACTGATCTAGCACGTGGAAGATTTGTAAAGATGCATCAAACCTTAACTTATATGCAGAATATATTAAGGGACAATCGGGGTATGATGATTAGGATGGCTAATCCTTTTGGTGGTTATAATCCTGTAGAAATTAGAATGAATACTAATAAGTTAAGATATCTTAATACAGTTGATGAAGTTTCAAAGAATGTTAAATTATTTTTAGATATGTATAAGGAAAACCCTTTTGGATATACAGTAAATCCAGAGCCATTAATAAGGGAATTAATATTTGGATTTGAACGTAGTGGTGTTAAACATGAAGGTTTATTTGATTTATATAATGCTAAGACAGGTGAAAGAATAGTAGATCAGAACATAAATGACTCTTCTACTCCAATGAAAAGAGCAAGGGACGATATATATTATGGATTAATATCTCCTGTTGGAAGGTATCTGAAATATAATAAAGGTACTACAACAGATGAAACAAATAGAGATTTATCAGCTACTCTTCAGGATTATCAAAATGCCAGACGTGGTCTTATGTTTTCTATACTACCAAATAAAAAGGGATTAAACTTTAAAACTGAATACAAAGGTAAAGATGTATTGTATGATAATACAGGTATGTATGAAGCTGCAAATAATTATTTTGCTAATTCAGCTAATCCATTTGATGTTGCGATGAAAGGTCTTCATGAAATTGCAAACAAACATCATGGACTGGATGAAACAAAGCCAGGTACTCATCATATATTAAATTATCTAAAGGATGGTAGGATGCCAGCAGAATGGTCTCTGCCTCCTAATATAAAATCAGATTTAACAACTGAATTTCAAATGAATAGAATTGCAAAAGAAGCTATGCATCAACTCGCACAGAAAACAGGAGATATTGTCAAGTTTGAAGAGTTGGCTGCCAATCTTAGAAGGATCAATAGTAAAATAGAATATCTTGATGGCATTGGAGGTAATAGAGGTAGGGATATAAAGGAAACAACTGAGTATAGAGAACTTCAAGGTCAAAAAATAAGAACAGAAGAATTAAAGTCTATTGTTGAAGAACATTTATCATATGATTCCAATAATCCAAAGAATGAATATGTATATAACCCAGCTCAAAAGGAGCCTAAAAAACAGGGTGACTATACTAATTTTGAAAATAGACCTCTGGTTGTAGTAAATAAAAAGGGTGAAACTAAAGAAGTAATATTGCCTGGAAGAAGAAATATTAAAGATATTTATTCATCTGATCGTCTTGTTAAAAATGGTCATAGATATGAGATTGTAGATGGTGAAGCTCAAATGGGTTTAAGATCTGATTTTAGAGCTTTTGGAGGTCAAGTAAAATATGTACATGAAGATGGTAGGATTACTCATATATCAAAAGGGGAGCAAGTATATATAAATTCAGAATACAATAATTTAAGACAAAGAATTAATGAAATGTATGCTAAGCTTCCTGATCGCACAGGGCCTGTACTTGCTGAATATGCGGCCAGACGTACTTCAGAGATACTTGATTTACTTTCAAGTCCTGAGTTTAGTGGTGATCCTGCACGTCAGTTTGCAATGATTGCAAGGATGTTAAGACCCAACTGGGATCCTAATGTTTCACCTATTATACCAACAAGATTTGGACAGCACTCACGTACTTCAGTAGTTGGATCTATAAAGTTTACTGAAAATAAATTAGCTCAGGGTGTGTGGAATACTCTTGCTCAAGTAGCAAATGGTAGTGTTGAAGTAAGTAAGGGTGGTATAGATAAAACAATGGCTAATCGGTTATTAAAGGATCTTATCTCTCTTTCAAGGAGTTATTATGTACAGGAGAAGACTGGTATTGAAGTTGATATGAGAAAATTAGAGAAGATAGGATTTACAGAACCAACAGAACTTCCTCATGGATATATGACAGATGCTCAATATTTAAACAAGGGTATATATAAAATAATGCGTGATGGTGATAAACAGCAGCGGCATGCAGCAGGATTAATGTATGATTATATGTCAGGTAGTAAAATGGTTGATTCAGCTACTCTTTATAAAGCATCTAAAGCTATGGAAGAAGCGGGGATACGTGTAGATGAACAGTTTATGATGAAGACTTATGATCGGGAAACAAATACATATGGTGATGTTGAAGTAAGAAACTTTGGTGTTATGGATGCATATAACAGTAGGAATAGAGGGCAAGGTGGTATAGTTAAGGAATCAACTACTGGTAGGGTAAAAGAATTATTTAAATGCCTTGATCTAACTAAATGAAAAATAACGAAAATGATTTCATATATATATAAAGTTTTGAAACCGAAAATAGAAAGTCGCCCCTCCCAGCGATTAAAATTTTCAAACCTTTTAGGAGTATAATATGTCCAGTGTATTATCATGTGCTTCTCATGTATTAATGAAAGCAAAGAAAAAGGGAGAAAAGCTTTCTCCTGAAAAGAAACAAGCAGTTTATAATAAAGTGATGGAAATATCTAAGAATTGGCAGACAGGTGCTAAATACAAAAATGTTAAGGATGCTCAATATAACACAATTGAAGTATTTGAACGTATTTATGAAGAAGCTACAGGATTTAGTATGGATCCAGTTGAATCGGTAATTCCAAATTTGAAAGATTTAAGAAAAGTTGAGATAAGACTTGAAGAATTCAATTCCATACTTGGGACAAAAGATGGAGCTGTATTTGCTAATCTCAAGCTTCCAAGAAGAATTTTGATGCGTTTACCTGAATTGGATAAGTTTCAACAGGAAATTACTTCTCAATCATCATTTTTTAGAAAAGAAAATGTAGATAATAATCTACGCATTAATGATATTTTACGGAATTTTAAAAAGTTTTCTGGCTCTTTAGGTAGTGAAAAAGGAGATTATAGAGCTTATAGTCAGCTTGAAGCTAGACTAGAACCTATTATAGCAAATAAACGAGCTGGTAAGAAATTTGATCAAAGACTATATACGGAATTAAGACACAAAAAAGCAAATATGCTTAATAATGGTGCAGGAACTGCAAATCTTATTTTATCTGAAGTATTTCAGGGTAGAAGTATAAAGGATTTGAGAGAACAGTATAAATTTGGTTCTCAAGAGGAAGCATTATTAAATAATATGAAACGTGAATATAATGAAGTAAGAAAGTCTACTTCTGTTAATTTAATAAGGGGCTTGCAGAAACTTATTAGTATAAGTAAGGATAGTGACACTCCTGGAATAGAAAAAATATTAGAAGATATAAAGAATAGAATTAAGGAAATAGAATTCCAAAAAGTAGGTGATGAAAGAGATAATCCTATTAGGGATTCTGATTTCTTTAAGGCAGATGCAGAAATGCAGGCATTTGGATTTACAACAGGAGATAGATATACAAAAAAGGTAGGAAATCAGTTTAAGGTTGCAAATAGACAATATATGCCTCAATTTGTTCTTGGTATTCCTAAAATACTTGCAAAAGTAGAAAAAGCTATACGTGGCGAACCTGTTGAAGGTAAAACTAGAGATCAGTTGCTGGATAATATAAAGAAAGAAGTTGAAGAATTCGGAGGTATAATAGATCATGCTAAAGGAAGATCTGTAGCAGATAGTGAGTATAGTCTGGATCCATTTATGTTTTTAAACAAGTATGTGGGTGATGTATCCTTATTTAACTATAAAATACACGTTAAAGACAGTTTTAAGCGTGCATATGATACTTTAGTCAATCAACACATGAAACCAGCTACATTGGCTGGTAATGAAACTGTTGCTGAAGCATTAGATCATCATTTAAGAGTTGCTACTGATGTTTATAATGCAGTAAAGAAACTTGATCCTGGTGATACCGTTGTTAGTGATAATATTATGAGAACTATAAGTGCATTAACCTATTTTAGGTTATTAGGAGGAAACATACGTAGTGCGTTCAGAAATGGTACTCAAAGAGTCTATGAATTGAATAAATGGGGTTGGAGAGGATTGAGTGATGCTAGGAAATTTTATACTGAAGCAGGTGGTACTGAAAATACAGAACTTGCTAATAAAATGGCAAAAGAATTTGGTATTTTATGGTTTGAAGGAAAAGAAGTTGGTTCTACAATTATTGATGCATTTAAAGGTAAAGGAGATCTTTCATCAGCATCTAGAGGTGCATTACAAGAATCCTTTTTTACTGGTAAAGGTTTAAAGGTAAGTGCTGAGGGAGAAATTGTAAGATCTACAGATGGTATAAGTGATATAGTTGCACGAGGAGCATCATCATTATCAGATAAAGCAGCATTTGCACATAAAATTGTTGAAGATTGGAATAGAGCTCGAACATTTAGGATGGGTTTTGCTATTGCTTATAAGAATTTACAAAATATGTCTCCTGAATGGATCTCACGTAAATCAAAGATTAATCTAAGTGGTGAAGGTAGTGAAGTAAAAATAAAAAACTGGATGGCTAGAGAAGCAGGGCAAATAGCTTATAATTCTGTTTTAGATATTCATTATGAGTATGCTAATTGGGCAAAAGCTAAAGCATTGCAAGGTGGAAAAGGAGTGAAAGCAAAAGCAGGTACTTTTCTCGGGCAATTTATGCATTATCGCTTTTCAAATTTTGATATGATGTATAATTGGTATGATAAAGCTAAACTTTCTGCTAAAGCAGGTGATTTTACAAGTGAATCAATGTTTACAATGATGAGACTTGGTATTACTCAAGGTATTATAAACAATATTTTTGCACCATTAACTAATATTAGAACAGATAGTGTATTAAATAATGATGTAGCTGAAACAGCAGATGCTGCTTATTCATGGTTTACTACTGATAGAGACGATCCAGAAGCTATGAAAAAACTTGAAAAGAAAACATATGGTCAAGGTGGCTATTATTTTCTTGGCCCTAATGTTGGTTTTCTTCTTTCTTTAGCTGAAGTTAAAAACTTTAGAGAGATGGATAAGGACTCACATTATAGAGATGATCTTGAATTTGTTGATGACAGAGTAAAGCAATATAAAACATTGTCTTTAATTAATTCACAACTTGCGAGATCATGGGTATATAGTGTACCATTACTTTACGAACGTGGTTTGATTGATTCTATGAGATTAGATCTTGGCTTGTTTCCAGATCAGGATATACGTGATATAAGAGATTGGGCTAAAAAATGGGTTGGTAAGAATCTTCATCCAACTTTTAAAGCTGATTGGATGAAATATAATTATGAAAGACTCCCGAAGAGCAAGCAACCAGGACAGAATTCGGATGCTGCTCTTCAGGCTCTAGCTTTATTAACTTAAGTTTTTAAGTATAATTCAGCTCTATGGAGTAAATCAAGCCATTCATTATATTCCATGACAACATAGGCTTCACCCCGATCTTCACGTACTAATGCAATATCACAGCAATCTGGTGGCTTTAACCATTTTGCTATACGCTTCCTTCTCTTGCATTGTACTTTATACTGACCTATAAGGGCGTCAACCTCTTCTTCTAGTCCAAGCGACCTTCCATTAGATGCATAGGCTCTTTTGGCCTTTATGCCCCTTTCTTTCGCTTTATTTACACATTCACGCTCAAATGTATTTCCTTTAACTTTACTTGGATGTGTCATTAAAATATCCTGTTGCTTCAGTTAGATGATATGTATCAGCTATAAGTTTTATAACAGATTCGGCTTCATTTAAAGATTTTACTATTGTATCTATATCTGAAAGTAGAAGTTTCATTTTCATTTCATATTGTTTATCAGTTTGCTCTTCAAGTGCTTTGTCATATTCGTATTGAGATAAATCATCCATTTTTTACTCCTGACTTTGTTTGTTAATATTTTCTTCCCTAGTTCTATCTTTGAAGTTTATATTATGTTTGTCTGCAGTAGTAGGTTCTCCATCAAGAGCAGCCTGAGCTAACTGTTTCAAATGAATTGGATTTTCCTGATCACCTGCTGTAGCTATTTTACAGAGAGCAAGTTTATACCAATTGAAATATCTTTCATAATAATCGTCTTCCTTCATAATCCTAACCTTGATTTGATTATCTTTATATCTGATTGCATTACATTGATCATTTGTTCCAGTTTTTTGATTTTATTAGACACTAATGTGATGCCAGTCGCTGTCATTTTTCCTTCAGGTTTCTCTTTTTGGAATATTTTATCTTTGAATGTATCTGTTTTTTCTTCCATGTTATTTCCTTAGGTTGTGTCTGCCTAATGCGATCCACATTAGATCAGGCGTTAATCGTTTAACATTTCCTAGATGGCATCTTTTAGCCATCCTATGAACCATTCTATATAGTTCATCTTCTATTGATTCCATGGCTCCAGATCCTAGTTGTACATTACAGGATTTGAATTCATTCTTTATCTGTTTTTTCGTCATCTTAGTTTCCTTTGAAATTTATAGGCAGGATTCTACAACGTTTTTGTGTGACACTTCAAGCGAGGCTTACATCATATCGCCCAGTACGGATCTGGGGAACCCTGCCTAATTTAATGGCAGTATATATTTTCCTATAGATGAAGTCCCAGATCTTCCATAAGTCTGACTTACACAGTCCCGAATCCCGAGGATTACTGCCAAATTATAGGTGATACTATCTCAGTAGCCAACCGATTGCCATGCTTCTTTTAAAGCTAACAGTTTATAATATCACCTAATGTTAGTTTTTTCAATTATTATTTGTATTTTTTTTAGTTCTTCTAATAAGATTAGAGCTCTTTGTTCTTCAGTTGAAGATGGTTCTGTGTCTTTTAGTACCCTATCTAGTCCTTCTAATAAGATTAGAGGTTCTTGAATGTGTTCAAATACTAAAATTGGAACTTTCATAGATTTAGCCATTATCTAAATCCCCCAACGAAATTCTTCCTTAGAAGTCTTACACCAGGGATTTTAGTACCATCTTTTAGTTCATCTAGTATTCTTTTCTTGTCAAGTTTCTTTGTTTGAACGGTTATCCAGTATTCATCGGGTATGTCTTGTTCGTCAATTACTTCGACTGCACCAGCGGATTTTCTTATCTTTAATGGATTAAATACAGAATTCTTGGGCATTGTATTCAATTCTCCATGTGATTCGATAACAAGCTGCTTAACCCGTTCGTTTGTATTGTGCAGCATTTTCTTTATATTTTTACATTTGGCTATATGGTCATTTACCATTTCCATCTTTTTTTCATTATCACGGTAAAACCAGTATATACCATCTTCTTTTTGATATAATTCAGTAAACAGTTCTTTAATTTGAAGATTAAACTGTTCTGGATCCATTGACATCTCCATATTCATCTGTTGAGTCATGATGTCAGTGGTTATATCATTCATCGTCCTTTTCATATTGTTCTTCCTTCCCCATTTCATCCCAGTCTGGAGCTTGTGTCTCTGGATCTAAATCCATACCACATATACCACAGGTAAGTGATTTAGGAGTATTTGTATCTTCTTCTTTTGGTTGATATTCCATATCTTCCTTGGGGTGTTGACATGAAAGATCTTTGGTTGTAATTATAGCAATCATCCTATTAGTTTTATCCCATCCAGTGATAAGTCAACGTGTAATGTCTCTTTTTCACGGTTAGCAGTGCTCTCAAGCTTTAATCCTTTGATCAAATTGGTTTCATTTACATCAAATAGGGGTTGCAAGGATAATACCTTATTAACATTATATGCTACTCTAAAAGAGCCTTTAGATGATGCAATATTCATACCTTCATGAAATGCACTTTTTGTTATTTCACTTATTACAAATATAATAAGATCGTATTGTACTGCGAGTTCAGTTAAAAATTGAGATGCTTCTTCTACCTTCATATTATTGTCTTTCATTCGGCTTCTTAACAAGCCAAGATGATCAACAGCAACTATTTCAGGCTTTTGAGGTAACATATTAATACGTTTCTCTATCTCATATGGATAGCATGAATTATAATCAACTGTAAGCCATTCAAAACTAGCATCAAGTCCATTTTTCTTTTTTGAATAATGTACCTTTAAATCTTCTTCATCCCATCCCCTGTTAATCATTATGAATCTGGACATTATCTGTCTAGGAGACATCTCTAATTCCATTAAGTATGTTCTTTTCTTTAATGCATTTATCCAATTCAGGATCAGCATTGTTTTCATACTTTTAGGAGGAGCCTGGATCAGTACAACTTCACCAGGATAGATTGGAAATGAATCAACTTGTTCATACAAATCTTTAAAATCTATTGGTTTTATGTTACTTGTATAGAAATCAATTAATACATTTTCCATATCTGTAGCTGTCATTACCGATTGATTTTTCTTCGATTTATATAGAAAACATGTTGGTTGACATAATTTGTCTTTTACTGGATCAGCACATCCATAATTATATCCACTACCTTTATTAGCAATATAACAAGATGTAATAATCTTATCTAATTCTGCTTTTTTAAAGGGAGTATCATGTTTATCAACACGTTGTCTCCAGTCTTCCATAATAAGACGAACAGTATTTTCTGGGTATCTCCATCTTAGATGAGAACCTAATCTTAATGCTGTCATATGTCTACTACCCTGATTAACACCTTTTAGCATTAATTGAATACAGGTATAGTTTATTGGATCAGGCTCTCTTCCAAGTTCAGTTTTCTTGATTTCAGTTGATTCTTTTTTAGTTTTTCTTACAAGAACATCAAATACAGGTTCGCAAACCATCTTGGGGTATTTGAAATCTCTTCTGGGGGTATTCTTAAAGTTTAAAGTAAAATTTGTAAATTCTGAATCATTTAATGGTATCTTCCATCTTCCAGATTTAGTATTAAGAGTATTGGGAACTCTTATAATTCTGGTTTTATCAGTTACAGATGGATCAGCATATTTATATATACCAATCTGATTTAATTCATCTTTAACTTTTAAATGGAGATCTTTATCTGGTTTCCATCTGAATGCTGTTGATGGTATGTTAAGATGAAATCCACGTCCACTAAAATAGATTTGATACGGAACTTTTAGTTTAGTAAGCAATTCTATAAGTGAATTTGTTTTCCATTTGGCTTGTGGTAGATCCTTTCCATCTACATCCAGTATTAATTCATCAGGCATGTAGATTAAACCATCATAACCAGCAAGCTTTTTATTCTTATTGAAATATTCTACAACATATTCATCATAATCCCATAAAGACATGAAGGTATCTTGGGGAGTACCTTCTAATTCAGACATTTTGTTGTTTTCATGAAAGTGATGTCTATTAGATAGAGATAATGCAAATTCTTTAATCATTTTCCATATCCTTTAGCTCTTGTTTTACTTGTATTTGCATTTTATGTCTTCTATCCCACAATTCTCCACGAAGTTCAGGATTTAACTCTTGCAATTTTTGACGACATCTTCTTATTGATTCAGATGATGGTAATTCTCCATTTGCTATTAATGCAAGGAAGTCTACCCATTCTTCTTCAAGTGGTGTTACGCTTTGATACCATACATTTGCAAGAAGCTTGTTATCGTTATCTCTTAAGTGAGGATGTTTTGTAATAAGATCTTTAACTATATTAATAGTTTTATCTTTTATGTATTCCATAATAGATCCTTATATTTAGAGTAGAGGGCTTTCTAATAGAGATTTCAAAGGAGATAGAAAGCCCCCTTATATACTCTATTTAGAAAGGAACATCATCAGTAGATGCGGTTACTGTTTCCTTAATTTCATCGGTTGTCATTTCCAACATTTCACCATTGGATTCAGCTGGTTTCTTGTATTGATCATAATACTTTTCACCTTGTTTCTTCCAATAGCTTGCATCGTCATCACTGAATGATAGAATTTCACCATCCTGAGGAACTGGAGCAACACGATTTAATACACGAAAATATCCTTCATCATTCTTATAGAAGAATACTTGGAGCTTTCTTCCATTAAGATTGTTAGCATCATCATCATACTGGATACTTTTTCTTCCAGCAGAATCCTGTACTTCTCCTACAATACCAGCATTTGCAAGCTTAAATAATCTAGCAATAGCAAATTCTTCACCATCTTTAGATTTAGCTTCGTATAAACGCAGGTTTATAGTTTCAGGGTATTCTTCAAACCAAGCATCAACATAACGTACTTCATTGTTATACGTTCCATACTTGGCATTCTTTAGAGTAACCTGTTTCCAGCCATGACTCCAGTCACCGCCTCCAGAGCTACTCATTGTTTTTATAGCCATTATGACTCCTTATTAACTAAGGTTTGTAAACTCCACGTTTTACCCGATCCTGGACTTCCTATGATGAGAATCTTGGTAGATGTAAAGTTCTTTTCTTTTACAGCATCTAATACTAACTGAAAATCTTGGGGGATTTCTGCAGGTAGTAAATTAGTTCTGTCTTTAGCATGATCATACTTTTCAGTATGCTTTGTTTGCCATATATATTCAGTTTTACCTGAAGGAGTATCAATGGTTCTTGTATAGAATACAAAATCAAACCATTTACTGATATCTTCTTTAGTGCTACCGTCTATATAAGGCAATACTTTTGTTGTACCATCATCAAGATCTCTTAGCTTACTATGTACATTTATTACTAATACACCAGGTATTCTTGTAATAAACTCTAACAGCATGTCAAGAGTATTCTTTAACTTGCCCCAATCCTGCATTTTCATCTTGCCTGTTTTATCAACAAGACTTCTTTGATACTTCTTTGATAATTCACTGAATGTATCAAGTATCAATGCATCAATCTGGGTACCATTCTTGGGTATGGTTTCAAGTGTTTCCTGATCAATTTCTATATTGCCAATCTTTGTTTTATGTACTGCTTTTTGGACAGTATACAATTCAGCAATTACTTTTTTGAATTGATCAAATGTTGTTGGTTGTAGAACAGGATAACCAAACATTTTATGGATGGCATCTGGGCCTCCGAGTGTTTGTGATCCACGTTCAAGATCAAACATTAAACATTTCATTTAACTTCTCCTTATGTATGTTCTTTGATAAATTTATTGAGCATAGAAAACATCATAGCTATTATAAATATTCCTATACCCCACATTACAACAGCAACACCTAATACTAATAGATTTGCTATCCATTCTGCTATATCAAACATTATCATTTTGGTTACCTTCACATTTTTTACAGTTTATTCTTGGTAGTTTATATGTAGGAAGGTCAGAATGATAGATTATTGATCCAGTACTACTTTTCTCCCATACATATTTACATCCTTTACAATACTTTAAACTCATATAAAGAACTCTTTTAGCTTTTTTAGCTTTTTTTACCATATAATTCCTTTATTTAAGAGAGAGACCACATTTAAGTACTCGATAGCATTGCTCTCTGACTATAAATGTGGTATAAAGACCTCTCTCTTATCATTATTTTGCCATTAGAGACATAGATGGGAAATGGAATATTACTTCCTTTTCAAATGGTTGCTTGGTTACTATCTTTGCAACAGCATTAGTAATGAAGGATCCAGCCATATTACTACAATAGCTTGTAGCTTTAGCAGTACATGGTTCTTCGCTTCCTTCATGATCATCATACCAGCATTTTTTATACTTGGTTACAGTTGGCTTCTTAAAAGCATACTGCTGATATGTTTGTGCTCCCATACGACCATCTATGAGTATAACTGGTTTAAGTCTTTTTACACTACATGCTATTTCAACTGCTTGTAGCCTACTTGACATATTATCAAATCCTAAGACAATAATATCATTTCCATAAGATGCATATTGACTACTATCTACAAATTTGTCTCTTACAGACAGTACAATCGGATCCTGACATATTTCAGACAAGTATTCAGTCAATACATCTACCTTATATTTGCCTATATCAGGTGCAGTATACTGACTGACGCCAATATTTTCAAGAGATACCTTATCATAATCATAAAGTGTAAACTTTTCTGCACCAGATCGGGCTAATTGGGTGGCTGCGGAACTGCCAATAGCTCCGCAACCAAGTATGTGGAAATGAAATTTATCAAAGTTGTTAAATATGCCTTCAAACCTTGATATTCTGCTCATTTTCCTCTCCATAATCTACGAAATTAGTAGGATTATATCCACTATAAATCCCAGAATTGAGTTGAAGTTCATTTTCTGTATATTCCTTAATACTAAAACTTGCTTTCTTTAGTTTAAGTATTTTATTCCAGTTTTTAACTTCCTTCAACCATTCCTTGAAGGTGAATTGTCCTTCTGTGTAAAGATCATTCCATTCAGCTACAATTTCAAGACTAGAATCATAGATTTGATCTCCAGAATATCCATGTTTATGACCATAACTAGATTGATAGCCATTTCCATAATAATTATGTATATAACTATCTCTATCCCAATCTCTTGTATTGTAAAGAGATGTTTGTTTTCCATTCTTTTTGTAATTAGTCATCACTGTAACTGGTTTATTACAAAGTTTAGAAACAGAATCTCTTATAGCTTTTGGAACAGTTCTTGCTTTTGCATCTAATATATTCAGATCTATATCTTCATGAGCTATAATTGGATTCCATACACAAACTCTAAATTTATATTCACCACGAATATTAACTACAAGAAATGCAGACCAATCATCACTGGAATATTCTTTCATAGTATTTGTATCAGTTCCAGACCAGAATGCTGACATACTAGCATGTGAATGCCACCAGACAAATCTAACATCTTTACCATGTTTCATACAGGCTTTTACATAATAATCAGCTACAGCAGCTTTATCCATTTCTGTGGTACCGCCAGTTACATTCTGTTCTAATATTTCAGGTGCAGATAGTATTATATCTCCATCTTTATCCTTTTCGGCTATTAGAAAACCGCCAATCTCAGATTTGAATTCATCATAGGATGCTTGGGCATAATCTATGACTTTCTTCCAATCCTTTTGAGTAATGTAAAACTCCATTAGTATCTCCTTATCTGTTTTGTGCGTTTTGATTTAAAGTAACCCATCTAAGCATATCTTCTGCTACTGTATTAGTATTAGAATATTCCATAGGATAATCATCATTTTCTGTATCTTCTGAAAGAGTAATACTCTCAACAGGTAATGTTGAAACAACCTTTCTTGTAATCATATCATCTTCTTTAAATATCATACTTATCCTTTCACTTTCCATGTGTTTAAGATCACTTTGATAACCATGACAATCTTTCATGATATTTTTTGTACAAATCTTATTACAAAGTTCATTTCTTGCAATTGATGTTGTATGAAAATTCACCATTCTATCATAACAATGTGATTTACTAAATCCTATTCTATCCAAATAATCTGCTTTTACATTTGAATCTAAATTATTAGGACTACCAAAATAAGAAGTTGTTATGTTATTTAGTGGATGAGTTATACCCAATCTGAATGTACTTATCCAGGTATGTACATTTTCTATCCATCTAATTAAATTTATTTTAGCATGTGATCCATCAACTATATTCATGTTACCAGCACATGTATTAGATGATCTATTATAACTAATAAGCCAATCAGAAGGATTTTGTGCTTGTGTAGCTCGTCTTTGAGCACTACTACTACTATTATAAATATGATAATTTATAAATGGATGTTTTTGTCCTTGTATATGTGGTTTAAACCAATATCTGGTTATTCCACGTGAAATACCCGATCTTCCTGAAAGATTTAATGAAGAATACATCAATTGTTCAAGAGTAAGACTATAGCTACTAATAACATTTCCAATTGGAAACGTATATACAGGAACATTATCTTCGACTACAAATACATTCATCATTACATCTTTAAATGGATGAAAAATTGTAATTGTAGACTGATTTGTAATACCAGTTCTATTAAGAATGATTTTAGGTTTTGTATCATCAAACTTCCACATTTCTGTTAATAGATTATCTCTAAAACGTTTTTCTTCTTGTAATTCTTCTGCTGAATTAGAATTAAAGTTTGTTTGAATAATGTCTATCCCTTCCTTCATAACATCATCTTTATTGAACATTGCAATATATTTAATATAATCATCAAATATTTTAACAATTTCTTTAGTACATACATCAAATAACTCTTTAATTTTATTTTTATCATCGAGCCAGACTGCATTTGACCATCGTCTTTGTTGAAGAATCCTATCTACATCAAAAACTTTGTTTTTAAATCTGTTAAAACAGTATGATCTTCTGTTTCTATCAGGTCTTATCCAAATGTTCTGAATACTTCCCCATTTGAATTTTTTATTCTTATAAGATCCTTCCCAGAAGTTCTTAATAATTTCAGCATTTTTAAATGTCCCATGTTTCCATGTAAAATTCTTATTAACATTAAATTTTATTGTAGGATAATTGGGACTTCCATATTGATCATCTTTAAATTGCCATGGGATTGATCTATTTAATACTTCTACTGCTTCAATTAATTTTGCTTGGGGGCCTATGGGAAGATAACTGAAGTCATGTTTCTCTATAAATTTCTTAATCATGAGATTCTCCTTTAGTTTAAAGTCGGGGGTTTATCAACGAATATAGTCTATTTTGACTTTTTCAAATAATATTCCCCCGACTATTGTGGTTAACGGAACCGATCAATAATTCCCGCTATTAAAGAAAAGAGTTAAGACTTTGTCTCTCCACCTTTCTTATTAGTTTTAACAGCAGCAACCCGATCATCATCACGAAGTTCGTGAGAATCATTGGCTACAACACGGTTCACGTTAATAGCCTCAGTACTTAAACCAAGTTCTGTACGAAGTCCACCAACTGTGGTAGATTCTACATTGGTTTCAGTAAAGCTGGCTGTATCATTGCACAAAAGTATATTTGGCATTGATGTACCTCCTTATTTGTAGTTAAATACTGTATTGATTCTTTTTCTTTCCTTAACACAGGAAACTAAGACATCAGTAGGTATGAAACTATAGATTGCATTTTTAACTTCAGACGGATTTCCAACATTAAGCATATAATACACAAGTTCTCTCATATGAGCCTTTTGCAGCATTTTGCTATATGTTTTCTTATCCTTCTCAAGTTCTTTACGGTAAATACCCATTGCAAATGAATATGTAGATGCAGATCCACGTTTTGCTAGAATCCGCTTAAACAATCCATGTGCAAATGTTTTTCCAGCCCAATCTTCAAGATTTACTATCCTTGAAAGAAATGTGGGTGGAACTGAATGACCATTCATATATCTCCAGAGATATTGATAGCCATCTATGGCTTTACGTTTACTGTTGGTAATAACAAATGCATCACCATTACCTTCAATGGATGGTGCTATATACGCAGGTATTTGGGTGTACCCGAGTTTAGTGCATGTGGTTGTTCTTCTATGACCATCAGTAATAACATAGTCCTTTGTGATTGTGATTGGCTTTTGTAATCCATGCTTATCTATTGAATGCATTAAAGCTGTCAGTTCCCTTTTAGAGCGTGGATCAGCCCAATCTATCCGCATTGGTGGTTGACCAGGATTATTGGTTAATTGATCAATACTTACAACTATAGGTTTCCCTAATTGACCAACTGTTTTACCGTTTTTATTTTTGATAGTACTTACAGGTCTTCCTTGTACCATACTATCCTCCTTATTGTGGTTTGTTTTACGATTTGAAATCTGCCAGTAATCGCTCGGCAGGTAATCCTTAATACTAAGCTAGCAGCAAAGCTCGGGGATTAAGCGTACAGGAGTTACACCTGTATATTACGTTCCAGTTTAAAGTGCTGGCTACACTCCCAAGTTTAATCTTCTGATTCAACAGGTGCTTTAAATCTTTTCCAAATTCCTATTGGGGTGAAATAAGAAAAGATATGTTCAATCCTTTTGCTATATGTATCTCTTTGAGCAGGATCATCAATATCAAGATCATTTTCTTTAAGTACATCTTTGTTGAATTTGTATTCATGTACTGGATCTACATATGTAAGGTATTGATCACAACAGTCTGCATCATTCAATCTTTCTCCAGCTACTACAGGAGGTAATTCACCTGAAGACCATGTAATATGAAGAGGAAATCCAGGTAATTCATTGCCATCTTCATCGTATCTTCTTAATTGATTCCTAAGAATACGATTTGTTGTTCCGCCTTCATGTAATTTAAGGTTTATTAGTGAAGCAAGAATTTCACCATCATCATAAATACCAATATGATCTAGTTTAATCCAATCATCTTCTTCAACATTCTGTGGAAATGCACAGTTATCAGGTTGATAATGGTATGTAACATGATGTTTACTTAAAGCAAATGCAGCTTTATTTTCTTTTATAACTGGTTTAACCAAAAATACACCAGTAAATATGTCTCTTTCCATGTTATCTCCTTCCTAGCATGCCATGATTGCAAAAACCTTTACAAATTCTCTTTAATTTATAAGGATTTATAAGTTTGCCATCAAGACCACGCTTTTTGTTCTTTTTACGAGTTACTTTCATTGTTTTCTCCTTTATAAAACCTTTGGGAACATTGTACATGATAGAAGAGGTATAAACCCATAAACCTATCCTTGTTTCCCCTACAATGCTCCCAAATTAATAGGGACTAATTTGGCTGGCATCGAATTCCCGCCCTGTATTCACAGTATTACTTAAGTCCCTAATTCTTAATGTTGTGCAAGCTGTCTAAACTTATACTAGCTATGAACCAGCACCGTTGAATAGAACACAACAGGCTATCCCCCCATCTTCGGTGGAAATGCCTATCATTCGAACGACACAACAAGTTAGTTAACTTACTCTTCTTTGTATTAGAAGTGGACATTCTAGATCATGTCTAGCTTTCTGAGTATGTAGTATATTAATATCATACTGTAACTCTTTAATCACCTTATTCTTTTGTAAGGCATTAATGATTGCTATGATTAGAATTAATCCTATAAACATATTGTAGATCATGTTCCGTTTCTCCTTAACTATTTAAAAGACAATAATCAAATATTAAGAATATTGCTAAACAGATGACTATTATTATCCAAGATTCTAACATTGTTAGTTCTCCTTTATTAAATCTTTGGTTATAGTCCTTTCAAGACTTGGTGATTGTAATCACTATAAAACATATGAACTGATGCATAACGACGTACTTGCAATAGTGAAGCTCTCCTAATGGGTTGGAAGCCCGAGCCCTTGTTGCTTTCCTCATCAAGATAGGATCCTGAATAAGTTATAACACCAGTCAAATGAGTGCAGACTCTTTACATGATGTAAACCACTGCGAGATTATAGAATCACAGTTCTATAACAACATATTACCCATTGGTCATCTTTTTAGTGACTGTAATCACCTAATAAGACTAACGGACATTCGCAAGAATGTATCAAATATCTATCTGATCATGACCACGTGAAGGTTGGGCTGTCATGCCATGTTTTGATTCTAAATGTATAAATTACCACTCTTTACCTGTTGTAGTGGAACGATTTTTTACATTACACAGTTCGGTAGGAGTTAATATATATATAGTATAAAGTAGTACAGTGTATTGGGGGAAGTATTACTACCTCCCCCTCAGGGCTGTCTCTCCCATTTATTGGTCTAAAGCCGCATTATAGCTTGATTTCCTTAGATGTTTCAGCAAGAAATTCGCCACCATTTTCAATGATGACCTGCATAGCTTCAGGAGTTGTAACAGTGACTTCCTTCTTCTGCTTTGTTCTGCAGAGGTAGGCTGGTACTTCTATGACTTTTGCTTCGCCACTCATACCAGTTGCAAGTCCAGTAATAATCTGTACAGCTTCATCAACATCAGCTTCAGCTACTTTACCTAAGAATAGGCGTTTAGCTACAGTTTGTTCACCAGCGGTTAGAACGTTACCTACACTTTTCAGTGCATCAGCATCAAGCCAACGATCACGTTCACGCTTAGGTCTACCTATTTGTATTCCCATTAATGTTCTCCATATTTATTCAAAAAGAATTAAATAATTCAAAATGAAAAATAACGTAATCACGATAGTGAAAATCCCACGTTAGGGGGTAGGGTCTATATAAAAGACCACACATCAAAATGCCACAATTTTTAAAACTTTTGTTAAATCATATATTTTTTATATATTCGCTACCGCAGATTCAAAGAATATCAGCCTTTTAGTCCCCTTGCAATAGTTCTACTACGAGGTTCAGAAGTCGGGTTGTAGGTTATCAACATAGTTAACTGAGTTGTCCCCGATACTGCAGAAAACTGCTGAAATATAAGTCTTAAGTATGGGAGAAATAACTGGCTTTAGACGAAATTTTCAGTTAAAATTAATTTCTCAGGGGAAAAGTATATCCATTTGTATAATTTTATATGTAGTTTATAGCATGAAGATATATCACCTTACGATAGGCATTAATGAAGAAATGGAAGAAGTTGAATTCATCCAGGAAGAGCAATATCATGTAGATCCTAGAGAAGAAGTTCCTGATCCTGTAGTAACAGCAGAAGCAGCAGCAGAAGATGACGATTTTCATCAATGGATTAAAAAGCTTATACATAATAGATTTAATATCATAGGACGTGCTTGAATTATTACGCCCCCTGGCGGGGGCTGTATTATGAGACATTACAAAGTAAATAAGATAAGTCACACAGTATTTGAGTCTATGGATGAAGTCCCTTCAAGTGTGGACGTTGTACCCGATTGGCGTGTCTCTCATATTGGTGATTGGGTACAGGCTGATGATGGCTGCGTAATCCAGGTATTAAGAAAGGGTAAAATGATTCGGAACAAGGGCAAGGATCGTATACGCAGCTATATCGGCACATGTACAGGAACATTTGTATGTATACCACGTACTAAGATGGATACATCCAGGAGAAGGAATATTTACTCAATTGGTGGGGAAATGTCTGCAGATGAGCGAGTCTCTTCCCGAACTACGCTCTCGAAACACGAGGTATTGTTTGTACAGTACCTTTCCTCAGGACTCGCAGCCCAAGACGCATATCTAAGGGCATTCCCTACCAATAATCCCCACTATGCTAATACCAAATCATCTAATCTTATAAAAACAGAAAGGGTAATAAAAGCTATGAAGAAAGAATTGGAACCAATTATAGAGGAATTGGGAATAAGCCCAAAGTATGTACTTGACAGGATAAAGTCAGAAGCTGATGGTAGTGAAAAGGCAGATACACGTCTTAAGGCATTATTCAAGCTTTCTGATATCCTGGATCTGGAAGATAAGTCCAGTACTAAGATAACACAGGTAACGGGAGCTTTGTTTGAAGGTTTCAGCAATGATCAGTTAGAAGCCGTAGAGCGTCCAAAGGAGTTAGAGGCATGAGGTATTGGCTACAATCATTAGCTGAGAATGGATTCGATGTATTCCATGCAGTATATGTACCTATATTACTTATAATATACCATTACTTACTTAGGTGGTATTTAAACATAAAGTTCGATGAAATAAAGAATAAGATAGATAAGTTATAGTTTTTGCTTTGTAATTGTCTTTTTTCGTATAATAAGGTACGATAAATGGCTAATATTAATACAAAAAATGTATCAAAGGCCGAAGAACAGCTAGAATTAGCTAGAAAAGACCTTGTAGCTTTTGGTAAATTGTTTCTTCCAGATGATTTTATGCGATCTGAGACTCCATTCTTCCATTATGAAGTTACAGATGCTCTTATGGATAATCAATACAGGCAATTAGCCATTATTTTACCAAGGGGTCATGGTAAGACAGTATTAACTAAGTGTAATATAATGCATGACTTCTGTTTCGCAAGAGATCCGCTATTTTATGGCTGGGTAGCGGCTTCATCAAAGATATCTGTACCCAATCTTGATTATATTAAGTATCATATTGAATATAATGATAAGGTTAGGTATTATTTTGGGGACTTAAAAGGAAGGAAATGGACTGAAGATGACATCGAACTCTCAAATGGATGTAAACTTATCTCTAAATCTAACTTATCAGGCATTCGTGGAGGTGCTAAACTGCATAAAAGATACGATCTTATTGTCCTGGATGATTTTGAAGATGAGAATAACACTATCACCCCCGAATCCAGAGCGAAGATCTCGAATCTTGTCACGGCTGTGGTCTTTCCAGCTCTGGAGCCTGCAGACGGCAGGCTTAGAATTAATGGAACACCTGTACACTTTGATTCATTTATACAAAATATCCTTGTTGGGCACGACAAAGCCAAAAAGGAAAAAGACGCATTCAGCTGGAAAGTGATTACTTATAAAGCTATTATGGATGATGGTACGCCATTGTGGCCTAGTTGGTTTGGACACAAGGAAATGGAGCGTAAGAAGAAATTTTATGCAGACTCTGGTCAGCCTCAGAAGTTCTATCAGGAATACATGATGGAGGTTCAAAGTGCAGATAATTCTATCTTTACCAGAGAACATATCAAATATTGGGAAGGAAGCTTTACCCACGACGTCGAGACGGGATTGTCTTTCATTACCCCCAATGGGCAGGATACTCAACCCTGTAATGTCTTCTGCGGGGTTGATCCTGCCACCGACAGTCAAAGAAGGGACAGTGACTATTCTGTTCTTATAGTTGTGGCAGTCACTCCAGAAAATAACATATATGTCCTTGATTACACAAGGAAGAGATCAATTCCTGTGATATCTATATTGGGTCAGGAGAAGAAAGGTATAGTAGATTATATGTTTGATTATGCCAAGATATATCATCCATCTTTGTTTACTGTAGAAGATACCAGTATGAGTAAACCTATATTCCAGGCATTACAGTCAGAAATGCGTAGGAGAAATGATTTTAGTGTAGGATATAAGGCAGAAAAGCCTGGCACCAGGATGAGTAAGCGTGACAGGATCCAGGAGGTACTTGCACAGAGATTTGCCATAGGTCAGATCCATTTAAAGAAGGAGATGTATGATCTTCACAGGGAGATTATAACATTTGGCCCTCGTATGGCACATGATGATACTATTGATGCATTAGCATATGCTTGTAAGTTTGCACATCCACCTATGAATTCTAAGAAGGATAAGGCTGGAGACTGGTATAAGCGTAAGCCTAAGGTAAAAGACTGGGTGGTAGCATAGTGGCAACTAAAGAATTTTTAAAAAAGGTACATAAATAATGGCTAAAAAGAAAAAAGCCGAAATGATTCGGCAGTTATTTAACTATACTAACAATTATACAAGAGAGCAATGGCAGAATGTGAATCAGGAAGGATATGATTTTGCACATGATGAACAGCTTAAGGAAACAGAAGTTGCTTCTCTTCGTGAACAGGGTATGCCAACATTCACAATTAACAGGATACTACCTGTAGTGGAAATGTTGAATTACTATGCAACTGCTAATAACCCAAGATGGCAGGCTGTTGGTGTAGAAGGCAGTGATACAGACGTAGCTGCAGTCTTTAGTGATATAGCAGATTATATCTGGGGTAAGTCAGATGGAGATACTCTTTATTCTAATGCTGTAAATGATTCTATAACTAAAAGTCTTGGTTATCTGATGGTAGAGATAGATAAGGATGCTGATAACGGGATGGGTGAAGTTAAGATCGGGCAGCCTGAACCGTTTGATATATATGTTGATGAGAAGTCAAGAGATATTATGTTCAGGGATGCATCATATATTATGATAAGGAAAGTCTTGCCTAAGAGTCATCTGGTCAAACTATTTCCAGAACATAAACGAAAGATTGATAAATCAAGTAGTGATGAGAATGCAAACTTTTCCTATACAAGAAGACCTATAGGAACAGGCGATCAGAAAACCTTTCTGTATGATGATGATACAATGGATGATATGGGTATTACTGCTGAGGGTGAACAGGAACCACTGGTAGAGTTCTTTGAAGTATATGAAAAGATTAAAATCGCATATATGAATGTTTTTTATCGTGTACCGCCAAGTCCTGAAGAACTTCAGGCTATTCAACAGCAGGTTCAGGTAAGGATGAAAGAGATGCAGTCTGAGATGGAAGTTCAACTCATGGAACAACAGCAGCAGATGGAACAGGCTGTGGCTGAAGGTAAGATGATTCCCGAGAGATATGAACTTGAGATGCAGAAAGCTCAGGATATGATGCAACAGCAATTACAGGTTGCCGAGCAGGAATATATGAGTGAATTACAGGCAGCTCAGTCCAAGATTGAGAATAAAGTTATCTCTGAAAAAGAATATAAAGTGCTTTTGAAAGATAAAACATTTGCAGTTAACATAGTTGATGCTGTAAAATTTTATGGTGTCAGGATACGTCAATGTTGTATTGCTGGCGATCAATTACTTTATGAATACATTCTTCCAGAGAATGTGACAGAGTACCCCATTGTTCCCTTTCACTACAAATGGACTGGGACTCCATTTCCGATTTCTGCCGTAAGCCCGCTGATAGGTAAACAGAAAGAGATCAATAAGTCACATCAGATCATGGTGCACAATGCATCGCTAGGCAGCAGCTTACGGTGGATGTTTGAAGAAGGTAGTATTGATGCAGAAATGTGGGAGAAATATTCAGCCGCACCAGGAGCATTACTTCCTGTAAGACCTGGAGCAGAAAGACCAACTCCTGTAATGCCTGCTCCCCTATCTAACGCTTTCTTTACTATAGTTCAGGAAGGTAAATCAGATATGGAATACCTTGCTGGTATTTATTCTTCTATGCAGGGTGATACTCAACAACAGCATGAAACATTTCGTGGTATGCTTGCTTTGGATGAGTATGGTACCAGGCGTGTAAAACAATGGATGAAGAATTCAATAGAACCTGCATTAAAACAACTAGGTACTGTTGTTATGCAGTATTCACAAGCTATTTATAGTGCAAATAAAAGATTCAGGATAGTTCAGCCTTCTGCTTTGCAGGAAGATCGTGAAGTAGAGATCAATATCCCAATATTCAATGATATGGGAGAAGCTATTAGTAAATCAATGGATTATTCTGCTGCTAAGTTTGATGTAAGGATTATATCTGGATCCACTCTTCCAATTAATCGCTGGGCATACCTGGCAGAATTAAAAGAGTTATTACAACTTGGAGTAGTAGATGATCTTGCTGTATTAGCTGAAACAGATATTAAGAAGAAAGATCTTATTGCCAAGAGAAAGAGTTTATATTCTCAATTACAAGGACAACTGCAACAGCTTCAGGAAGCCATGAAAGACAAGGAAGGCACTATTGAAACTCTAGAAAGGCAACTTGTCCAGGCTGGTATTAAAGGCAAGGTTATGCAGGCTGAGATGGAAATCACCAAACAGAAGGAACAAGTCAAGGGTGATACCCAAGATGCATACAGGCAGACTGAAGCAGAACAGAAGCTTTTACAGAATGTAATGGGCAATGAAGCAGCAACTAAAAAGAAAGAAATGCAATTAGAGATACAAAAGGCTAGAAATCAATTGCAAAGTAATAATAAAAATTCGTAAAATTATTCAACAGTATAACTAAAAAGAGGTAAACAATGGACGAATTAGTTCAACAATCAGTAAGTAACCCAGAGCAGGTTTCTGAAGATCAATCTATTGATCGTACAGAACAAGCAGTCTTTGGCTCTTCTGAAGCATCTTTTTTTGACGCTCTAGAGAATGAAGTAAACGGAGCAGTACAAGAAACCACTGAGGCAACCCAACCCCAAAATAGCGATCCCGAACAGGTAACTCGCACCCAAGAAAGTGTTGGCTCCAATAGTGTGGACTGGGACAATGACGGTAATCCTTACAAGAAACGATATGCAGACAGCAGTCGTGAAGCCGTCAAGCTCGCTGAACAGTACAAGAGTGTAGAACCTTTTGTTCCTGTTCTTGAAGCAATGAAAAACGATAGCGGGCTGGTAGAGCATGTCCGAGACTATCTGGTAAATGGCGGGCAACCGTCAAAGAGCATCCAATCATCCCTTGGTCTGGATGAGGATTTTATGTACAATGAGCAGGAGGCGATGTCTGATCCAGATTCGGATAGTGCAAAGCTGATGAATGCTCATGTTGATAAAATTGTCCAGCAGAGGGTAGGTGGTATGATGCAGCGTGAAAAGGAACGTGCTTCTCAACAGGCAGTTGAAAGAAAGCGTTTAGATGAAGAAACTAAATTCCGTAAGGAATCTGGTATGTCCGATGATGAATACATGCAAATGGTGGATTGGGCAAAAACACATACTCTTACTCTAGATGATATCAATTACCTGAAGAATAAGCAGAAAGTTGCTTCTAATGTTGCTGATGCTACTAAGAAAGATATGCTTGGTCAGATGAAAAATGTCAGGAACATGCCGTCTACAGTCAGCGGAGCAAACAGTCACGCTCAAGAGAAAAGTTCAGAAAATTCTGTCTTTGATGCTCTCTTGGGTACTGACGGTGAATTAGACAACCTGTTCGGATAGACTAAATTTTATGTCGTCTGTCTGAACTTTAAATAAAGGAGTTCGTAATGGCTGATTATGTATCAGTTATAACGCCTAACACAGATCTCACTGTGGCGGACTTTGACGGGCGAGGCCCAGGTACCAGTACCAATCTTTCTACGGGTGATATTCGGAGAAAGTATAACTTTGGTAGTCGTGTATCTGAACTAGCTATCCCTCAAGATCCCTTCTTTCGATTTCTGAGTCAGGCGGCAAAAAAACCGACAGACGATCCTCAGTTTAAGTTTACTGAGAAACGTCCTTCGTTTAACAAGAGATACGCCTATGTAATGGGTTATGTGCAAAATGATGGTACAGATGAATTTGGAGATGATACTATTGAAGCGTATAATGACGGTGGTACTGGATCTTCTGTAGCTGTTGGTGATACTTTAAAACTGTATATGGCAGGTGATTATAAGTATCAAGGTAACGTACAGAATATCTATGGTAACACGTCAAACAAAGTTGATGTTGGAGCAAGTGGAACTACACCAAAGTTCTTTATTCCAGGTCAAATAATCAAGATCCCTACTATGACAGATTCTGCAAGTGCGGCTACATCATGGGGTTCAAGTTACATGCTTGCCAGGATTTCAGCGGTTGATGCATCTACATGGGAAAGCTCTGCAAAGGATAGTAAATATCCTGCAGTGGTTACATGTAAGGTAGTTAAAGCTTCAAGTTCAAGTTATGTTGGCTATGCTGGATTTTATGACAATAATTTTAGTCCTTCTGGCGATTCTGCTGGTGACGAAGTTGTTGCTGATAAATCTATTGCAAGTACACTTGAAAGAGCCAGGACTTATGTAGTTGGTTCAGCACATGCTGAAGGTTCTGGTTTTCCAGAAACCTGGATCGATCAACCTTATCAAAGCAATCATGGTCTTACTCAGATCTGGAAGACTTCAATGGCAATGACCAATACGGCTCGTGCTACAGTATTGAAGTTTGAATCCAGTGAGTGGGCACGTGTTTGGCGTGAAAAGCTGATCGAGCATAAGTGGGATATTGAAACATCATTACTATTTGGATCTCAGTATACAGATGGTGATAGTGTTCAATACACTCAAGGAGCTGTTGATTACATTTCAAGCTATGGTAATGCATTTAGTTTGGCTGTGGCAACAAAGTCTCAAGATAGCTTCTTAGACGATCTGTCTAATCTTCTTGATCCTCGCTACAATAACAGTTCAGCAACATTGTTCTTCTGTTCCACAGAAGTATACAACTGGTTGCATAAGCTAAGTGGATACTTTGCTAACAATATTGGTTCTGTTCAGCCTTGGTCAGGTGGATCACCTAATACAACAGCAGGACAGTCTGATAGTCATACTTCAGCAAGTATGAGTATTACAGGACGTAAGAAGGTCTTTGGTGTTGATATTACATCAATCTCAACTGTTTATGGTGACATGAATGTTGCACGGAATGTGCATCTGGATGGAACTAATGTTAAGATGTTAGGTGTCAACTTGAAGAACTGTGCTTACAGACCTCTTGTTGGTAATGGACTTAATCGTGATACATCTATTTATGTTGGTGTTCAAACACTTGAGAATTCAGGTGTTGACCGCAGAGTAGATCAGATCTTAACCGAAGCTGGTATGGAATGGTCAATGGCCGAATCCCATGCTATCTGGACATAAGGAGGAATATAATGGCAAATCCAATGTATGGACAAAATAGTTTCGATAATAGAATTGGCGAGAAATTGTTCTCTGAAGCTGGTACAGGTCGTGAACATGAAAACACGACTACAGCTGCAGATCTATTTTCTTATTACATTCCAGCTAATAAACTAGAAGAAGGGGATATTGTTAGGATTAAAGTTTACTGTACAGTTGTTGACAGCAATGGTTCAGATACTTTAACACCTATCCTTAATTTTGGTGGTACGGCTATTGCTACTGGAGCAGCTCTTGATGTTGCTGATAGTGATGTAGTATATGCCTGGGCTGATGTTCATGTAACAAAGTCAGGTAGTTCTGGAACATGTACAGCAATTTCTGAAATCAGAACAGATGCACTAGGTGCTACTGTTGTTATGGCTACGACAGCATTAACGTCAATGGATACTACAGGCACTTTGGCTGTAGCTCTAAATGTTGATTGGGATGCTGCTCATGCTGATAACGAAGTAAGAATCGACGCTGTAAGTATCGAGTTAGTTTAATCTGAAATTCATGATTAATAGCATGATATAAGGATGGAAATATTGGGGGGGCTTCATTGTCCCCCCATATTCATTTAAAATGGCTACAACAAATATAGAATTAGATATAGAAAATGTAACTGGTGTTTCAGATGCTGATGACCAGTTCGTTAAGAGTGCTCAGAAATTTGTAGTCTCAAGCATTCCTAAAAATTTATTACATTGGGCTGGAACAAGTACTGCAAGTGCGACTCACGGTGGAGATGATTCTCCAACTGCTGTAACTTTACCACAGCCAACAGACAATATTTTAGATGTACAAAGAAATGGATTTAGTGCTGAAGAAGTACCTGAATCCATGCAGGGATTTATTGCTAATTCTTCCAGTATGCATTTAGCAACTAAAACATATCCTAAATATTATACACAAGCAGGTAGTAAAGTAGTAGTAAAACCAGATCCTACTGCAAGTGAAACAGTATTAGTAAATTATGTAGATTTTTTAAAGATAGATGATGATTCTGATTTAAGAAATGCTGTTGTTTTTCATGCTTGTGCAAAAGAATTTACACAATTGGCTACTTCAGCTGTACCAACTTGGAGTGATGTTGCAGTTCCTATAGCACCTGTTGCTCCTGATTTTGGTAGTGATTTATCAATTAATTCAATAGGGCCTTCATCACCTACTATATCTACAGTAAGTTATTCAGATGCAACTAATGCTGATTCTACTGCATCTACTATTGGTGCCATTACAGTAGCATCTGTTTCAAAAGCTGATATAAGCGGTGATGTCCCAACTTATACCAAACCATCTCTTACAACTAGAGTTTCTTTTGATACATTCTTTGATGGTTCTACGAATTCATTTGGCGATAGTGATCCTGGTGTATTCACTATTTCTGTTGTTGCTCCTATTATGGGAAGTATAAATACAGTATCTTACACAGATGCAACTAATGCAGATGCTTCTGCTTCATCTATTGGTGCTATAACAGTTACAGCAGTTTCAAAAGCTGATATAAGTGGAAATGCTCCAGCGTACACAAAACCTACATTAACGACTCAAACATCATTTAATGATTTTTTTGAAAGTGGTTCTAAAAATCCTTTTGATGATAGCGATCCAGGAGCATTTAGTATTTCTGAAGTTGCTCCAACAGTACCTACAATTACAGCTTCTACGGTAAGTTTTAGTCAAACAGCTCCTACATATACAAAACCTGTAATAACATTAAGTGATGCACCATCTATTAGTAATTTAACTATTAAAGCAATTGCTCCAGCACCACCTACGAGTCCTTCAATATCTGGTGGTTCTGTTGGAGCAATTACAATAGATGCTTTACCGTCTGCTCCTGATTATACTACACCTACTACAACAATAAGTGGTGTTGTATGGGCTACAGAATATCCTTCTGAAGCATCAGCTATTACTACAGCTTTAACTGCAATCAACGCAAATGTTGATCTTGCTAATGCAACAGTAGATGTAATTCCAGTACCTCCAGATAGTCCAACTTTATCTACAGGTACATCTGTATCATTTAGTACAAGTGCACCTGTGTATACGGCACCAGCTATTACAACAACTGGATCTGATAGTACATCTGTAGATTTAACTAAACTTGATACTGCTACTTGGACTGCATTGGATTATGATTTTGATGATGAAAATATTGATCCTTTAAAATGGTTCCAAGTTGCTGGAGATATGATTCAGAATGAAGAAGATCCAGAATTAGCTCAGGTACAATTACAGAAGATAGCTACTTATATACAGGCTTATAGTACAGCTATGCAGAATCAATTAAATAAATTTAATGATGCTAATGCAGAATATCAGATAGAATTTCAAAAATCTTTAAAGAATGCTGATTTTGATAATGAAGAAGATGCTAGGTTATTACAGAAATATCAGGCAGAACTTGGAGTTTATCAGGGAGAAATAGCTGCTATGTCTGCTCAATCTCAAGGTTATCTTCAAACAGCACAGGGATATGCTAGTGAAGTTCAAACTAGATTATCTTCTGCTCAGATAAAAGTATCAGAGTATCAAGCAAGAGTTAAGGATGCTTTAAATGTATTCAATGAAGGTAATGCTGTATATCAAGCAGCAATACAAAGAAATTTACAACAAGCACAGATAGATATGCAGGATGCTCAGAAAGAAGCTGATTTAACTTTGCAAGCATCAATACAGGATTATACTTTAGAACTCCAGTTATTTCAGCAAAAAATTGCAAAATATCAAGCAGAAGTAACTGATGAAGTTCAAGAGTATCAACAAAACCTTCAAGGTGATCTGCAGGTCTGGCAAGCTGAAAGACAGACAGATTTACAAAAATATGCTTCAGATATTCAAAATGAATTAAATGAGTATAATAAAGAGAATGCAGTATATCAAGTAGAACTGAAAAAATCCATTGAGAATGCACAATTAGAATCTGCTGAAGAAGCTCAAAAATTACAGAAGTATTCTGGAGAAATTCAGGAATACCAAGCAAAAGTTGTAACTGAAGTTCAAGAATATCAGGCTAAAATGTCCAGATATCAATTAGAAGTAGGTACAGCTTATACAGCATGGCAACAAACTGAAGCAGATAATATAGCAGTTTTTCAAGCAGATATTCAAAATGAGTTAAATGAATTCAATAAGGAAAATTCTATATATCAAGCTAATATACAGGCAGAACTTGCAAAACATAGTAGTGACCTTCAAAAAGTATTAACACAAGCACAATTGGATGCAACCGATGCACAGCAGGAAGCTTCATTGACTACAGATGTAAGTAAATTCAATAAAGCACAGGATCAAGCTTTGGCTCTTCAGAATGCAGCTAAGCAAATAGAAGACGTTATAGCTGATAATGGTATTAAAATTCAGAAATATCAGGCAGAATTACAAAATTATCAAAATGATATTAATGGTCAAGTACAACAATATACTCAAAAGCTTTCTCGTTATCAATCAGAATTACAAAGTGTTATTGCTGCTTGGTCTAAAACCGAAGATGATTCATTACAGCAGTATCAATTAGATATACAGAATGAATTAAATGAGTTTAACAAAGATAATGTAAGATATCAGGCTAATATTCAAGCTGAATTAGCTAAACACAATTCAGATCTTCAAAAAGCATTGAATCAAGCTCAATTAGATGCTCAAGATGCTCAACAAGAGGCTTCATTAACTACAGATGTAGATAAGTTTAATAAAGCACAAGATCAAGTATTAGCTTTAGCTAACGCTGCAAAACAGATAGAGGATGTTATAGCAGATAATGGTATTAAGATCCAAAAGTATTCAGCAGAACTTCAATCATACCAGGCTGATGTAAATAAAGAAGTACAGGATTTTACTAATACACTTAACAAAGAAGTACAGGAATACCAAAGTAAAGTTGCTTTGTATACAGCTGATTTACAGAAATACCAGGCAGAAGTAGCTTCAGAAACTCAAAAAACAGCCTTAAATTCACAGAAGGCTCAAGTTTATGCAGTAGAAGCTGATAAATATTACAAATGGGCTGTTGCTGAAGTACAAAGTTATGTTCAGAACAATTCAAAAATGATTGGCATGCAGATGGCATCACAATCACAACAAAGGAGGTAGAATGGCAAATCAAATTAGAATACATACTTCTTGTGAAGTTGTGCAAGATAATGATGTTACAGTACAGGGGATAGCATACACACATAAAATATTAGATGGTAATGCTGACTCACGCTCATGGGGAGGAAGTTATAATATAGCAACAGCATATACAGATGCAGATGTATGTTATTGGAAAGGTGTGGTTGTTTCTGCAACTTCTGCTGATGGTATAGGGGATAGCGGATGGACTGAAGCTTCTGATGTTAGTGATGGGACTATTCCAACTACAGCTCATGTTGTAGCAGTTGAATATGTTGAACAATCAGTAGGATCTGCTAGTGAAATTACTGTACAAATAAATTCAGAAGTTCATGCATTATTAACGCCTGGAGAAGGAGTTGTTATTCCATTAAGTGCGGGAGAATCACCTGCAAATATTGAAGTTTTTGATGCTAATTATGGTAATGGAACAAGAGAAGCAAAAGTAAATGTTATGATAGCTGGTGTATAATAATAATGGCAACAACATACAAAGTAAGGTACAAGAACCATTGTACACCACAAGAGCAAATTGCTTCTGGTGGTAGATATTATTTAGATAGTGATTGTGGTAGAAAGTTAACTGGAGATGCTGAAACATCTGCTACTCTTTCAGCGACTGGAACTCTTGCTACTGGAACAAGTATATCAACATCAGCAACTCAAATAGCATCAAGCAAAGATTTTGTATATGTAAAAAATACTGGATCTACTAATGTTTTAGTTACTTTAGATAATAGCAATTATTTGATATTGCTTTCTGAAAATGAAGCTTTTGCATCAGAAATTAGTACATCTGCCGATGTAAGAGTAAAAACAAGAAGTGGAACTTCTACAATAGAGCACTTTACGGAAACATAATGCCGAATGCAAGAAGAGTAATATTTAGTACATATGTAGTCCCAACTCAGTCTCTTGAAATGGAAGAAACTTCTGTAAGACAAACAACTTTCCAAGCTAGTCCAAATGGGGCTTTAGGTGGTAAGGGTATTGCAACTATTAATACAACTCAATGGGGAGATGGATGGACATCATTTGCTCATCAAGATGCAACTTGGGATGACCAAGATGATAATTGGGATTTATTTGGTGAATTATGGAGTGGTTTTCTTAATATAGAAACAGATCCAATTCAATTAACAGAAGATTCAAGTGACTTAGCATTTCTATACATAAAAAATCTTGGAGCAAGCAGAGTATCAGTATCCCTAAATGGAACGGGTGGTAATTATTATATAGTAATACCAGTTGGAGGTAGTGTACATTTAAGAGGAGATGGAACACTTTTAGAGTGTAATGAAGTATTTGTAAAAAGCTCAGGTAAAGCAACAATAGAATGGATAATAGCAAAAGCATAATGCCTTAATAGGAGAAACTGAAATGGCAACTTTAGCAAGTACAGCAATAAAAGATACATACCCCCTATTATTAAAAATAGATTCAACTGGGGTAGATGGAACATTAAGAAAAGTAGAAGATGGTGATGGGAGTGATTCATCACTATCAATATCAACTACTGCAATAGCAATAGACGCAACAGATAAATTATATTTTGATGGTGGAACTCATACATATATAGACGAATCGGCTGCTGATATTATGGATTTTTTTGCTGGTGGAACTCACATGCTTAGTCTTGATAAAACAAATACTGAGGTAGTGATAAATGAATCAAGTGCAAGTGTAGATTTTAGAGTAGAATCTAATGGAAATATAAATGCTCTATTTGTTGATGGTTCAGCTAATAATATTGGCATAGGTACATCTAGTCCTGATGCTGCATCCAGTCTTTATATTCAAGGTAATGGTACAGGAAATTCTACAAATGCTTGGATTTATATAGATGGTGCTCAAGATTCTGGTTTAAAAATCTTGGATGGTGGTACTATGAGATGGGAAATATTTAATTCAACTAGTTCTTCTGATAGATTATACATTCGTGACGAAGAGAGTGACACTGGTGTTTATATAGCTCAGGATGCTACGGATTGGACTAGTCTTTCAGATATATCATTAAAAACAGATATATCAAGTATATCAGATGCTTTGAGTAAGGTAAATAGTATTAGAGGCGTGAACTTTAAGTGGAAGAAGTATAAGCCTGATGGTTCTAAACCAATTCCATCAAGAGATAGGAATAGAATAGGATGCATAGCTCAGGAAGTTAATGAAGTATTGCCAGAAGCTGTAGATACATCAAAAGATGGCGAGTGGGGAGTGTCTTATAGTACTCTTATACCATTACTCGTAGAAGCAGTTAAAGAATTATCAGCAAAAGTAACTGTATTGGAGGGATAATGAAGGTATTAGAAATAATGGAAAGAGTAGGTGTAACTGATACTGGAAGAGCTATAACTTACATTAAGGATGCTCTTGAAGAAATGAACATGATCTCAGAAACTCATGTTAATACTGAAAGGATTGATATTACTGCGGATCAAAGATTCTATGAGTTTCCAAGTGATATGCTCAAAGTACTTGATATTAGATGTAAGAATCATCTAAATGTTGATAATGAATACCGATCCATACCAAGAATGATAGGTGAACCTATAAGGAAGGACGCAGATGGCAACTAGCAAAGAATATGCATATTATTTAAAGGGTAATAAACTTGCTATTGTACAGAAGGATTTAGTATTCTCAAGTGGTCAGACTCTTACACAGCCTGGATTGAATGATTTAGGCATTGCTGGTCGTCTATTATGGAAGAGTCCCAAGGAGAGTATAGCAGATGGCCTTGAAATACAGTATGTACATAGTCCTGATTATTTTATAAATGAAACTGATGATAAGAATACTGCTATAGACACGTATGTATCTCTTGGTGGGCTACTAAAACTTATAGATCAAGGGGATGATAATTACTCTGCATCTCCTGAAAGTTTAAGTGATGGAAGCTATATAGTATTAAGGAAAGCTGGTAAATGGAATGGATTACATAAAGTAAAGGAAGCTGGTACGGGATATGTAACTCTTTATACTAAGTGTAGTGATAGTGCTACTGTACAACAAGAGTTTGAAGAAAGTCCAGAATTATACTATAATGTAGATGTTCTTAATGATGAAGATGATGAATTGGATATTCCAAGATACCTGGCAACTGCTGTTGTATACTATGTAAAAGCTAAGTATGCAGAAGATATTGGAGAGATAGAAACTAAAGAATATTTTATGAGAGAATTTAGAGCAATTACTGAAAAATTTCATGCAGGTAAACAAAAGGGCCCATTTAGGGTTCAAAGTTTTAGTATGTTAACTTAAATTAACGTAAATTAATAACGGATCCA